AAATTAGGTCGTGCAATTGAACAAGAGCTAAAGACCAAAAATGGTTTTAGCGGATTAAAGGATAAGAACACATGAAATTTAGTGAAACAGAGTTTTATAAGCATTTTGGCGATGCAGAGTGGAAAGTAACCACTAACGAGGGCAAGGTTTACAAGTCTAGGAACTGGCTGCCATCTTACGAAGACAAGAATTACAAAGAAGGGTCAATATATGTGTCAGAAAAGCCAACCGAAAGTCTGTCAGTTATGCGGTCAAAGTCAAAGACGGTCATTATCCCAAAACGCACGGTTGCATAAGCTGTTTCAATTGATGGCTGAAAGTCTTAAAGGTAAGGATGGGTTACACCATCCGCATCAGTGGTGGAAATGTTTAGCAAAAGACCAATGGCTAGGTTACAATGAATTTACAGCACCTGATGGCCGTACAATATACGCTTTAAAGTCTACTGCTGATTTAAGCGTAGAAGAACTTAATAATTTTATGAATGAAGTTGAACGATACTGCGCTTTGCGTAATGTTTATTTACAGGATTGATATGATAGCTGTTTTATTTGCAAGAGATGACAGCCGATACAAAGAGCTAGATGGCTATGATGTGTATGACATACATCGTGACGCTAGGAACTATTGTTTAAGCTACCCAGTGTTAGCACATCCACCTTGCCGTGCTTGGGGTCAACTAAGCCACATGGCTAACCCAAGACCAGACGAAAAACAATTAGCTTTTTTTGCTTTAGCGCAAGTAAGGTTAAATGGCGGTGTGTTAGAACATCCTGCTGGCTCAAGATTGTGGCGAGAAGCAAACTTACCTTTAGAAGGCGAGTTTCCTGATGAGTTTGGTGGATTTACTATTGAGGTAGACCAATATGACTTTGGCCATGTAGCGCACAAAAAAACAAAGCTTTACATTTGTGGCATAGCTATGAGAGAGTTACCAGACCTCCCACCACCAAATCTAGCTCCTACAGATAGGTCTATATGTGGGAATGTAAAAGGCACTAAGCGTTGCACTCAATACCAAAGAGAATATACGCCAGATTTATTAATAGAATTTATAACGGAAATTTGCAGGAGAATATAATGGCAAACCCAAACAATTTAGAAAAAGCACACAAACTAAAAGAAGAAAGCAGAGCTTTAAACTTAGCCGTAGTGTATTTACATTTAAAAGATGAGCCATCTGTTGCGGTAAATCTTGCTATAAAAATGAATTTAACGCCAGCTATTGTTACGGAATACTGTAAACATCTTGAAGCTGAAGGCTATTTGTGGTCTGAATTTATATCAGAAGGCAGAGCTAGGTCAAAACTGTATCACACAACAGAAAAAGATAACTTCCCATGGCCTAAGCAATGTAAAGATTTGACAAACTTAAAAAGAGCATACTTTGACGCTAATTATCCTGGAATACACCAAGCATTACGGGATGCAATATATGAAGGTCGTATTAGCCCTGATATTATTAGGTCACATAAAGAATTAGACTCAGCTCATTGGGCAATACCTAAAAAAGACAACTCAAAATATAGAGCTAACTTTCAATCAAGTTTAAGTGGGGAATACAGTGCCTAATTACAGAAACAAGAAACTACTAGAGCTATGCCGTGAGATACCTTGTCAATCATGTGGCGCTATGGATGGGACGGTGTGTGCAGCACACTCTAATCAGTTGCGTGATGGTAAAGGCACAGGAATTAAGGCTAGCGATGCTATGGTTGGCGCTATGTGTGCTAGATGCCACTTTGAGCTGGACAACGGGATGGCTTTAAACAAGCAAGAACGCAAAGAGATGTGGGAACATAACCATAGGATGACAATACAACATTTCATTGAGCATGGTATGCTGGTGGTCAAATGATTAAACTTACACTGCCATGGCCACCAAGTACGAATCACTCCCATCACTACGGAGGCAAGCGTAAGTTCTTAAGCAAGCCTACACAGAAGTTTAGAGAGGCTGTGCAAGACATAGTGGTAGACGCTAAGGCTAAGATAGAGGGAAGGCTGGCTGTATTCTATGCTTTCTACCCTCCAGACCGTAGACGAAGAGATATAGCTAACTACGAAAAGCAAGCCACAGACGCATTACAAGCCGCTGGGGTATTCCTAGATGATGAGCAAATAGACTTCATTTGGCTAGTGCGTAGGCACATTGTTAAGGGCGGTATGTGCAAGGTTGTCATTGTGCCATACACAGAAGTACACCAAATGCTAGAAAAATACGAGGATTACATTTAATGGAACTGGGAAGAGTAATATATTATTTAGATATGTGGCGTGAGTACATGAAGTCAGACAACAACAAGCTAGGCTACAAGTCTAAGTCCTCTGGTTTCCATACAGGCGGTGTACATTCGTTTGATGACATAGCTGACGAGGTAGATAACCACAGCGTGAGGGTAGTGGACAAGGTGATAGATGATTTGCCAGCGTTTCAGCGTAATGCCATATATGTAATCTATCTAGGTCAAAAGACTATGATGGATATGAAGGTATTAGACCGTTATTACGACAATGCAATGGCCATGTTGCAGCAAAAACTAACAGAAAAGAACTTGTACTAAAAATAACCACTAGAGTGTATTGACTTTAAGTCGTTTTTATGCTACCATTCTACTTGCGGGTATAGTTGCGTCTATATGATTCATATACCAAGCTTTAACCTAATCTCCGTTGGGTTCGGACTCTCCTAAAGACAGAGTCCATTTTTTTGGGTGAAAGAGTAACATTGTAGATAGCTTGAGGCTAATCTTTAAACGACAAGCAAAGTTGCGACAAAGCTAAACAAGTAACCGATCTATTCAAGGATAACTATATGCCATGGACTGCTAAACAGCACAGATTATTTGAAGCTGCTGCCAAAAGTTCAGATGTAGCAAAGCGTGTAGGTATTCCACAAGACAAGGCAGCAATGATGGCTTCAGAGGGCGTAAAGAAAGACCCTAAGAAGTTAGCGGCTGCATTAATGAGATAACTTAACAATTATGGGGCATAAGACCACTCTTGTGAACATATATGGCAGAAGAAAAAAGACAAGCTGGCAGACCAATAGGTAGACGCCACCAGGAAGATGTGCGTGGTAAGATTCAAGCCACCCAAATAATCAATAGATTATATAGCGCATTTCAAGGTGAAGTAGAGCTAACAGCTATTCAAGTTAATATAGCAAAGACTTTATTAGACAAAGTCTTACCTGACTTAAAAGCGATTGAACAGACAACACAGCTAACCGCAGACATTGAAGTCTACGCATGGCAAGAATAATACCTTATAAGCCTAGGGAAGCGTTCCAACCATTACACACTAGCAACAAGCGATGGAAGGTTGTAGTAGCCCACCGTAGGGCAGGTAAGACAGTAGCCTGTGTCAACCAGCTCATTAAAGAAGCTGTGATGACTAAGCGTAATGACTTTAGGGCTGCATATATTGCGCCTTTCTATAAGCAAGCTAAGTCTGTTGCGTGGGACTACTTTAAATACTTCACAAGGGTAATTGATGGCATCGTCATTAATGAGTCAGAGCTACGCATTGATTTTAAGAACGGTGCAAGGATTCAGCTATTTGGTGCTGATAATGCTGACAGCCTTCGTGGTCTTTACCTTGATAGCATTGTGTGTGACGAGTATGGGGATTGGCGCGCTAATGTATTCCAGTACATCATCCGTCCTGCATTGGCTGATAGACAAGGTAAAGCGGTAATCATTGGGACACCTAAAGGCCGTAACGCCTTTTGGGAAACATACGACAGAGCTACACACAGTGATGAGTGGCTGGCCCTTAAGATAACAGTGGACGATTCAGGCATATTGCCACAGTCTGAAATAGACTCGCTTAAGTCTGAACTATCTGAGGATGCTTGGCGTCAAGAGATGGAATGTGACTTTGATGCTGCATTGCCTGGTGCAATATGGGGTCGTGAGTTATACCAAGCAGAGCAAGACGGCAGAGTAACTGGCGTAGAGTATGATGAGTTTGCCCCTGTGTTTACTGCATGGGACTTAGGCTACTCTGATGACACGGCTGTGTTTTTCTATCAAGTAGTGCAAGGTGAGGTTCACTTCATTGACTACTACGCTGCTAGTGGTAAGTCTATTGACCATTACGCTGCACACATACTAAGCAAGCCTTATAAGTACAAGACGCACTTCTTACCACACGATGCTAGAGCTAAGACATTGGCCTCTGGTGGTAAATCAGTCATTGAGATGTTGGCCGAACACTTGAGCATAACTAAGATGGCAATCACACCTAGCCTATCACTACATGATGGCATACAGGCGGTAAGACAAATGATGCCTAAAGCATGGTTTGATAAAGAGCGTTGTTATGATGGCCTAGAGGCTCTCAAACAGTATCAGCGTGAGTGGGATGATGACAAAAAAATGTTTAGGGATAAACCTAGACACGATTGGACATCTCATGCTGCGGATGCTATGCGTTATGCTGCTATTAACTGGCGTGAAGAACACAAGCCTGTGATAGAAGACAAGCCAATTAGAGGCATTATGGTCGGACAGACCGATGTCACACTTGAAGAACTATGGGCCACACAGCCTAAACAACCTAAAAGGATTTAAACATGAGCGGTATTGCTAATTATGTTGGTGGTTACAAACAAATCACTGCAACGGGTAATGTATCACCTATCGGCTGCAAGCTATTGGGTATATTGGTATCAGCGTCATCAAGCGGCACTGTAACCATCTATGACTCAGCTACGACTACAACAGCTACTAAAGTAGTAGACACAGTAACCTTGACTGCTGGCACATGGTTGCCTATGCCTATTGGCTTTGCCTCTGGCGTATACATTGTTGTAGGTGGCACACTAAGCGCAACTGTAGTTTACGCATAAGGATAACTCATGGCTAAGGTTTCGCAAATAATGTCAGAGGTACAAACATACCTTGATATGTTTAGCCAGTACGACAAGGAGTTTGCTAAGTGGGAAGGTCGTGTAGAGAAGATACTCAAACGCTACCGTGATGACCGTACAACAACTACGGCTCAATCTCACTACAACATCTTGTGGGCTAATGTACAGACTCTGAAGGCTGCAACCTTTAGCCGTATGCCTAAACCCGATGTGTCACGCAGACATAAGGATAATGACCCTGTTGCTCGTGTTGCGTCTATGTTGCTAGAGCGTGCCTTAGACTTTGAGGTAACTAACACCGAGGATTTTTACCACTCGCTTAACTCATGCGTCTATGACCGATTCTTAGGTGGTCGTGGTACATCATGGATACGCTACGAGCCTATCATTGAAACAGATGACACCTTCGTGTCTGAAGACGACCTAGACAGCGACTCTGTATCTGAATACCTAGACATTGAGCAGACACCAGTAGACTATGTGCATTGGCGTGACTTCGGTCATAACTCTGCTAGAACATGGGACGAGGTGTCTTGTGTGTGGCGTAAAGTCTACATGACTCGCCAAATGCTTAAAGAGCGTTTTCCTGAAGACAAGTTTGATGACTTGTGGAAAAGAATACCACTAGACGCTTCACCTGATGAGCCTCGCACTAAGATGACTGAAGGTGTCACTAAGCGTGGTCTAATCTACGAGGTATGGGACAAAGAAGAGAAGTGCGTCTATTGGATTAACAAATCCATGGGCAAAATACTAGACAAGCGTGAAGACCCGTTGCAGTTAGAGGAGTTCTTCCCATGTCCAGAGCCAATGTTCTCTACATTGACTAACGAGTCACTTGTACCAGTTCCTGACTTCACTCTATACCAAGACCAAGCTAACGAGCTAGACACGCTATCAGACCGTATTAAGGGTCTAGTGGACGCTATGAAGGTTCGTGGCTTCTATGACGCTGCAAATGCTGATATAGGCCGTCTATTTACAGAGGGTGACAACAACACTTTAATCCCTGTTAAGAACTATTCTGCCTTTTCTGAAAAAGGTGGCATGAATGGGGCTGTGGATTTTGTTGACCTAACACCTATTGCTAACGCATTGAACATGGCTTATCAAGCTATGGGCCAAGTTAAGCAACAAATCTACGACATCACAGGTATATCTGACATCATTCGTGGTGCTAGTGTTGCGTCTGAAACAGCTACTGCTCAACAAATCAAAGGTCAGTACGCTACATTGCGTCTTAAGACTTACCAAGACGAAGTGGCTCGCTTTGCCTCACAAATACTTAAGATTAAAGCACAGATTATCTGTCAACACTTCCAACCTGAAACCATCATGAAGATTGGTGGTGCTGAGTTGCTAAGTCAAACAGACCAACAATTAGTGCCACAAGCTATTGAGTTGTTAAAAGACAGTCCTATGCGTACATTCCGCATTGAGATTGCCACAGACTCCATGCTATACGCTGACGAAGCCCAAGAGAAGCAAGACCGTGTAGAGTTCTTACAGGCCACTAGCTCATTCATTGAGAAAGCCATACAAGGCGCACAAGCTGTGCCTGAGTTGACTCCATTGTTGATGGACTTGCTCAAGTTCGGTGTCCAAGGCTTCCGTGTTGGTCGTACATTAGAGGGTGAGTTTGATACATTCGCTGATGCAGAGAAAGAAAAACAAATGCAAGCGGCTGCTAACCCACAACCACCAGCTCCAGACCCTGAAATGATTAAAGCCCAGGCTGAACAACAAAAAATGCAAATGGAAGCTCAATTAGAGCAAATGCGTATGCAGTTGGAAGGTCAGAAGCTAGAGTTTGAGAAGTACAAAGCTGATTTAGATAACCAAACTAAGGTCGTTGTAGCTGAGATTAACGCTAAAACAGACCTACACCTCAAGTCATTAGATATTAATGCGGCTAGAGAGCAAGAAGGACTTGTTGAAGTCAGTCCTGGTGGCATTGAGCAACCAACTTCTGCGTTATCGGGCTTGGTTGAGGCTATTAATAACAACATGGCTACTATGGTGGCTGTGCAAGCTCAACACAACACAGACCTATTGACGCAACAACAAATGGCTCATCAAAACTTAGTGCAACAATTAACTAAACCTAAGCAAGTGGTAAGAGGCGCAGACGGTAAAATAGTCGGGGTGACATAATGGCATTAGTCCTAGCGGATAGAGTATTAGAAACGACTACTGTCGCTGGTACAGGGAACGCTGCATTATCAGGCGCTCAAGCAAACTATCAACCATTCTCTGTGATAGGCGATGGTTCTACTACCTACTACACGATTGTAGACAACACAAACAACGAGTGGGAAGTGGGGGTAGGTACTTATGTGCTTACAGGCAACTACATCTCTCGTGACACAGTATTGTCATCATCTAACGGTGGTGCATTGGTATATTTTGGTAGCGGTAACAAGGATATATTCCTAGACCTACCATCAGAGAAGGTGCTATTGACTGCTGGTGATGTAACTGGCCCTGCTAGTGCTGTAGCTGACAACTTTGCTGCGTTCAACATGACCACAGGTAAGCTAATCAAGGATAGTGGCTATAACGCTTCTACCTTTGCTACTGCTGCTCAAGGTGCATTGGCTGACACTGCTATACAACCAGGTGACTTAGGCACTGCTGCTTACTTAGACGCTGGTTCTGCATTAGGTGTAGCTACACTAGACGCTGGTGGTAAAGTGCCAACAAGTCAAATTCCACAAATGGGTGACTTAAACTACCAAGGCACATGGAACGCTACTACTAACACGCCTACATTGACTAGCTCTGCTGGCACTAAAGGCTTTTACTATGTCGTGTCAGTTGCTGGCTCTACAAACCTAAACGGTATTACCGATTGGAAAGTAGGCGATTGGGCTGTGTTTAACGGCTCTGTATGGGAAAAGATAGACAACACTGACGCTGTTACCTCTGTAAACGGTTACACAGGCACTGTCGTATTAACGGCTAGTGATGTAGGCGCTCAACCTGCTGGAACTTATGTAACTTCTGTTAGTGCTACAAGCCCTGTGACATCTACAGGCGGTACAACACCAACAATTGCTATGCCTGCTGCTACGACAAGCGTATCAGGCTACTTAACTAGCACCGATTGGAACACCTTTAACAGTAAGGGTGGTGGTGATGTAGTAGGGCCATCTAGCGCAACAGATAACGCTATTGCTCGCTATGACACAACAACAGGTAAGCTAATACAAAACTCTGTAGTTACCATTGACGATGATGGCAATATGTCAGGCGCTGACTCATTTAAGTATAGTGGCACAGTTCCTACGGGTACTATTACTCCTGGCACAATGTGGTTTGATGCAGCGACAGAAACATTAAACTTTCAACAAAACAATATTACGCAACAAATTGGTGAAGAAACATTTATCTATGGTCGTGCTTCAGAAGCGATTACAGATGGGCAAGTTATTGCGGTATCAGGTGCTTACGGTACAACAGGCTATGTAACTTTTGAGCCTGCGCCTATTGGTACAACAGACCCTACACACATTATTGGCTTGGCAACAGAGAATATTGCTAAAAACAGTTTTGGTCGCATTACTGCGTTTGGTATTGTGCATGGTTTATCTACCTCACCAGGCTTTGCTGATGGCGATGCGTTATGGTATGACCCTACAGTAGTTGGTGGTTATACAAAGACACAGCCTTCTGCACCTAATATTAAAGTGCAAATTGGTGTGGTTACTAAAGCTGCTGGCGGCACTAATGGCTCTATTCAAGTAAAAGTATTTACTGGTCCAACCATTAATGATATTTCAAACATACAAGTTACTAGCGCAACAGGCGGTCAATTATTAACTTACAACCAAACTAGTGGCTATTGGAAAAATACTAGCCTTACTGCAGGTACTGCAATCACAGTAACTCCTGCAACAGGTGGTGGCATTACTATTGCTAACTCTGCTCCTGACCAAACAGTTGTTTTAACAGGTGCTGGTGGTGCAGTAGTGACAGGGACTTACCCTAACTTCACTATCACGACACCTAGCGGTACAGTGACTAGCGTAACAGGCACAGCGCCTATTAGCTCTACTGGTGGGGCTACACCTGCTATCAGCATTAGCCAAGCTACTACAAGCACTAACGGTTACTTGTCTAGCACAGACTGGAATACTTTTAACAATAAAGGGTCTGGCACAGTAACATCTGTAACAGGCACTGCTCCTGTCGTGTCAAGTGGTGGGGCAACTCCTGCTATAAGCATGGCGGCAGCAACCACATCGGTAAGTGGCTATCTTACATCAACTGATTGGAACACCTTTAACGGCAAGTATTCTACTGGCGGAGCATTAGGTACACCATCTAGCGGCACATTAACAAACTGCACAGGTTATACCTATGCAAACTTGTCAGGCACGGTGCCTACTTGGAATCAAAACACGACTGGAACTGCAAGTAACATTACCGCTTACACAATAAATCAAAATGTAGGCACGGCAAATGATGTTCAACACAATTCTATTGGTGTTGGTACAGCAGCTTCAGCAACGGCTGGACAAATTCGTGCTACAGGAAACATCACCGCCTTTTATTCTTCTGATAGATGCTTAAAAGAAGACATTAAACCTATTACAGAAGCTTTAGACAAGGTAAATGCAATTGGTGGCGTAGAGTTTGATTGGACTGACGATTACATTCGTGACAATGGCGGTGCAGATGGTTACTTCTTACGCAAACATGATTTTGGTGTAATTGCTCAAGATGTGCAAGCTGTATTCCCATTAGCAGTGCGTGAGCGTGAAGACGGCAAACTAGCAGTTGATTACGAGAAGCTTGTTGCATTAGCGTTTGCAGCTATTAAAGAATTGAAAGCAGAAGTTGACTCGCTGAAAGGTAAATAATGTTTGGATTTAACGCATTTGCCTCAACAGCGTTTAACTCTTTATTAAATGCCATTATTCCACCACCACCTCCAGTTACTTGGGGTAAGACAGGTGGCATAGGTAAGAAAAGACACATACGCAAGTCAGCTAGAGCTGAGATGCAAGACCATGTTAAAGAGTTATTTGCAGAGCCAGTAGCGGCAGAGCTTAAAGAGGAGGTCGCTAAATATGTTAAGCCATCACAAGGCTTATCTATCCACTCTATTGATTACGGCAAGCTTGCTCAAGATGCAGAGCTAGTGCAACGAATTATCAGTAGGTTTAGAGAAATGCAGCAAGAACAAGAGGACGAAGCGTTACTACTAATGCTCGTGTAATTATGGCAGCTAAAAACGATATAACAGGCGATTCTATACAGACTCGCATGAAGGGTAAGACCTTCGATGACAATTACGACAAGATAGACCGAACAATAAAGTTAGAAGAAAAGAAAGAAGAGCAAGAGGACGATTTAGTAGCAATGAAAGCTGACTTCCTAGAGCGATGGAATCTTAGTGGCGAGGAAGGCGAAAAGGTTTGGCAAGAAAAGCTAAACATGATGTACAGACAAGGCACTGTATCGTTGCCTTATGTTCGTGAAGACTACAAGCCCTATCAGTCAATGATTGATGGTCGCATGATAGAGGGCAAGAAAGCCCACAGGGAGCATCTAAAGCGTAACAACTGCATAGAGGCAGGTGATATGCCTATAAAGAATCCAGAAAGACCTAGGGATAACTTGAAAGAGCAAATTGCAAGAGAAGTTTACAACAAATTGCGTTATTAAGTTTAAGTAATCGACACATAAACTATTCATGTCGATAAAAAACAGTTTCATCAACA